CTTTATCCTTTGTATCGCATATTCCAAGAAGTGCGTCTGGCTCCCCTAACGGTAGCGCAAGGTATCGCCTTAATTCATCTTCATGATATAAAAGGCCTTCACGCTCAATCGGCTGGCTTTTATATAGGCACTTATAAGAAATGTCATCCATTGCCAATGCCTGATCATTGAAGAAAGCAACTGAAAAGCCATTATATTCATAGTCAAAGTTTGATTTCTCAGTAACTGGATCAATGTCTGGAACCTCAATAAATCTCACCCTGTCACTGTCGTGATACAATTTTTTTATTCTTCCAATGACATCATGGACAGACCACCTTGTCGCAATATGAATCTCCTTACAACCGTCCATCTTTCTCTGCTTGCCATCAACACTGTATAGGGACCAGAGTTTATCTAACCGGATTTTGTTTAATGCTTCTTCAATACCACCAATAAGATCATCACAATACAGGTACCGGTTACACCTAACCTTACCAGCATTCTTTGATCCAATAGATGTACACTGAATATTGGGGAAAGGCTTGTACTTATTGAAATTAATTGTTTCTGTCTTAGCATTTGTGCTTTGAAGTGTCACATTTGGGAATATTTCATTCCAGGTATATTCATCTGAATTCATAGTGATATCATATATGCCGTCATAAAACATTCTCGTGATATCGCCACTATGAGAATAGAATAAGCTGAAATCATCTGGGTGCTTACCAATTGCCCACGAAGCAAAGAACTTCTCCAAGGTCGTTTTCTGCGTCCCGGGGGGCATTGATATACTTAAGATATCCAGCCTATCATCTTCCAAATCCTGCATTGCCTGAATCAAGCCGTGTTTGTTCAGCTGCTCACGTTTCGGTAAATAAAATCGATCCTTTGCTTCTCGGCTCTTTTCCAGATAGATCAGATATGATTCAAATAAATATGGAGCTTCAAAATGCAAGGTCTTCCAGTACAGATCATCCCACCGTATATCCATAGTCTGGACAAACCTTGTAACGGCCCACTTTTTGATGAATCCGGAATAAGTCATGATAAAATCCCGGTCCTCAACGGGTAAATCCAAATTATCTTGCATTGTATATTGGAGTTCTGACAAAAGAATGTTTAGAATGTCGTAAGATGGCAGCGATTCAATCTGCCGCTTTAATTTTTTGATTATTTCCCGGTGTTCATGGAAATCCATAGAAAAAGAGCCTCCTTCCGCTTAAAATATAACGGCTCTCGGCTCTCTGGCTCTCGGCTCTGGTTATTCACTTGCTTTAAAATTATATACTGGTTTTATAATATTCTCAATATCAACGGTGTCTTTAATATTTTGAACAATTTCTCCCATTGGTTTATACACCATAGGAGACTCATCAATAGTTGAGCTGTTTACAGAAGTTGTAAAAATACCAGACATAGAAGATTCAAACTCTTCTAATAAAACTTTTTCTTTGGCTTTAGATCGGCTCATTATCCGGCCGGATCCATGCGGTGCAGAACAGTTCCAATCCAGATTCCCTTTGCCTCTACCAATAATACAACCATCACGCATATTAATGGGAATTAACAGCAATTCGCCTGCTCTGGTAGAAATAGCACCCTTTCTCACAATGTTGGTATCATGGTCAATATAGTTATGAATGGTTTGAAATGACTTCCCCATGGAATAATCCCATCCCATCTTCTGGCAAATGATAGAGGCAATCCACTCACGATTTGTTCCGGCAAAGCTCTGACAAATTTTCATGTCGTGAAGGTAACGTTCCCTATCTTCCCCTGTCAAATAGCAAAGTTCTTTTGGAATGTTCAACTTATCCGGCTGAAATTTACGTTTCAGACCCCGTATACCAGATTGAATTTCCTTTGCACGACCAGCAATCCTATATTCCTGAATCAACTCCTGAATGGCCTGTTCCAGTTTGCCTGATCCTTGCATACTGTCTATGGCCAATTGTTGATATATCTCAGCCACCTGCTTACCAAGGTTACGGCTCCCGGTATGAATAATTAGATATTTGTTGCCATCTGAATCTTCATCGACCTCTATGAAGTGATTCCCACCGCCCAGTGTTCCCATGCTGTAGCGTAGCCAACTGATATTTTTAAGTTCGGATCTGCAATACAGTTCTTCAATATTTGAAAAAGTAATTTCTTCTTCCCGAGCATTACGACCAGAAGGAATGTTCTTCCGAATGACCGAATCCAATTTTTCATAGTCAATATTGATATTCCCCAAACCAACAGTCAACATGCCGCAGCCAATGTCTACTCCGACGATGTTTGGAATTACTTTATCTCCTAAATCAGCAGTAAAACCAATTACGCATCCCTTACCGGCATGCACATCTGGCATTATTCGCACTTTACATTCAGCAAATGCTGGTTGTTTAATCAGGGTATAAATCTGATCCAAAGCCTCTTGCTCTATATTTTCAGTGAAGATTTTTAAATCACTCATTTTACCCCTCCGTATTTACAATAAAAATCCTTTTACATTTACTATTCCGGCACTGGTACTGAAAATTTTCTATTTTCGCCCCATCATTCACCGGAAAGTGTTTCTTATCACACCAAGGGCAGTATACCCACTTTTGGCCCTGGACATTTGTTCTTATCTCCGCCTGCCCGTCAAATCCTTCTTCAGGAGGATTCATAACCCGGCCAAATGCATCATGCTCTATTGATTCAATTACTTTACTAATGCTCATTCTTCACCTCATATGCACCGATTAAATCGCCAAGGCCATATATTCCATCATCACAAAGATGGTACTGATATACCGGACCTACAGGGACATCGACACCATTTGTTTGCAACATACTTTCTCTTATAGCACCTTTCTCATGAAATTCTTTTCTACACCGGCGGCAACGATATATTACAACTGGATTACTCTTTTTCATGTTAAAATCGACCTCCCGACTCATTCCACAATCCTCGTTTCAAATCTTGCAGCAACCAATATTTTATTAATGTCCCATATGTATCCGGCAAACCATGAATCATAATGAGTACCATGATTTTCATCTCTATATTTGAACAAATCTCTGCGCTTAATCGGCTCACCGTCTGAAAGTAATAGTTTTAGGCAATATGCAAAGGTTTTACCACTGCACCGCTTACCATGAGGAAATTTGTAATGATTCCCAAGCAGATAATCCTTTTGCCAGTCATACAGCGGAAATCCAAATGCCTTTTCTATCTTGCGAATATCCAATGAGTCTATTTCTTTCAATTCCATCTCCCTTTCATATTCTCCACAATTTGTTACATCTTCCCTCACTCTGGCAACGGATATTATTCATTATCTTTGGCGAGGAATCACCAAGTAAGGTACAATCCTTTTTTCAACCTCCGGCTCAAAATCCGGGCAATAAGAGCAGAAATTATATAAGCATAACTGGAATCCGTCCATAATCCACCTCATTTTCACAATAAAAAACCAACCACCGAATATTGATGGTTGGTAGTGTATTATTTCTGTCTTTTGACATTAATGCTCACTGATGATAAATATCTTTTCACTTCATTTTTTTTATAATCTATATACGGTATAGATGTCGTGCATACTAAGTTTTCATTGTATTTAATTTCATCCGTTGTTATTAATTGTAAGTCAAAGTCAAATGCTGGAATCATCAATTTATTATCATTAACCCATGATATAACTTTATCAAAATCAAAATTTTCATTTTCTACATCTAGCTCTTGTTGAAATTCAATAAATAACCTCTTGCTTTCTCCTTGTTTGATATATGTATCTCCCTCAATACCAAATACTTCACATTCATCATATCCTTCTGGTAATCTCGTTGATAAATAGCAATAATTTGACTTTACAAAAATATTCCTTATATCGCTCCCACCAGTATTTTTTATATCAATTACCATTACCGCAATTGTTGTAATAATACCAGTACGATTGTTTTTATTAATATAATATGGCCTTATCTTGAAATCATTGATTCCGTATTTTTTATTACACTTTTCAATCGCTTCTGGATCAACATATAGATTATAGGCTTGATTTCCACCAATATCTAAACATGGTTGTCTTTTTTTCCATTCCAGTTCGGCAAGTTCAGTACTTATTGAGTTTGCTCTTTCAGTTTGACATATAGCCACATACCCCAAAAAAACTGTTCCTATAAATGATAGGATATCTCCAAAATACCCTAGTAAATCTCCAGATTCAAATTCATGATTAAGTAAATTAAATGGAGATGGAATTTTAAATATAATATGACAAAAAAATATTGGAAAAAAAATCATTCCTAGTAGTATTATTAAAGTAAACTTTTTATTGTTCTTAACCCATTCTAATATAGTACTCATATGTAAAAATCTCCATTCAAATATTTCCTTTATTTTACCACACCAACCATCAATATTCAATTTCCAATGTGCAAAATGTACCTTCTGGGATTCGAACCCAGGGCCGCCCGGTTATGAGCCGGGTGCGCTGACCACTGCGCTAAAGGTACAGTGTAGTTTTCCCTTGTTCCGTACAAGATCGGAGCTTCACTACCGCCGGTCGTAAACGCCTGTTTCACTACCGTTTATCACAGAGTCGTTTGGAAACAAGAAAACGTCAACACATCTCGCAAGGAGATTATCGGATTCGAACCGATGTGCATAGGTTAACAGCCTATTGCTATGCCATCTCAGCTAAATCCCCATACTTGGCAGTCTTTTCAGCAACTTACTGCCATAATTGCGTTGCCATTGGCCTACGGAAGAATAATTTTTATTACTAGGCACTTGATGTTGTTTGGTATACAAATTATCATACATTGTTTACAGTTACACATCTTCCGCTTTTGGCACCATCTATACTGGGTGCCTCGACCTGTCCGCCTCATAGGTCAATGCATGACCCTGTGAAGCCAGACATGGTCGCTCCTTTACAAATCGCACCCATTCTGTGATGAAGAACAGGACAATTCAAAAATATGTAAAAATCAATTTTCTTATAGCCTCCTAACAGTTATTCATTCGCATTTATCCAGTCTGCGGATCGTCTTAAATTTTTCTTTTGGAAGCAAACCCTGATATTTTCGGGGAGTCACCCATAGGTTTTTCGAGATTCTGTCTGCAAGCTTACGTAGTGCATCTTTTACAAACTCAAATACCTCTTTTAGGGCTACACTTGCCTTCATGATTGACTGTTTAAACTTAACCACAAGCATTCCTGTATGTACAATTTCTTGTTTCTGCTGCTCCGTGAAGCAAATCATATCAGCTACCTCCATATTGGTATTCCCGTCTTTATCAACAACTGGCTTTTTGCCTTCACTGATTTGGCTTTGACTGCATGGGATTACCGCCCCTCTTGTATGCCTACCGAAATAGAAAAACAACCAGCCGGCTAACGGCCACTTTCCATTTAGGTAATACGGATCATATTTGGGAATCCACCAGGGATCCTTAAAAGAAAATTGAAAGAACCATTCATAGCATTCCTGCGTTTTAAAGTTCACAAAGGCAAACATGAAGGTGCCTCTATACCTTTTAGCGAACAATAATTTACGATTAAACATTTATGTATCCTCCCGAGAAAAGGCCTTTTTATTTTTTAGAGAATTTTTCTAAAGTATTTCTGTCCAAAAACACTATCCCTGTGGCATATGAACAGTCCATCTTTCTTTAAGTAACCCTTTTTATTTGATTCAACCACATCTCCAGATTTGATTTCTACAAATTCTGATACACATTGGTCATCATCTATCTCCCAGTTATGCTTATAACCCAATACACATAGTTCATCTTTTGTGTAGAGATACTTCTCTGTGCTTTCTTTCATCAAGTCTCCTTTCAAGAAGAGTCTTTTTTAATTTTTTCGGAACTTGGACGGCTAACTGGCCTCTGAACGGCTTCGCCACAGACCCCCTCCCGGGTGCCTATACAACCGCCAAGCACTCCCTAAGATCAATCTTTGAATATTGCACAAAACTAGCATGTTTTTTTAAGCAAATCACACAAAACATGAGGATCAGATCGTTATTGCCGTTTAAACTATTCGTTAAATTACTGTTTAACGCAGTCTTGTACTTAAATACTGCAAAAAACCAACCATGATTATTATGCATGTTGTATATGTGGTATTAAGTTTTGTCTTTTGTTTGGGAGAATGTAGATATTGTCAGAATATTTAATGTATTAATCGGGTAGTTCTTCAGCTGAGCCCGGCAGCTGGTCAACCGTTTGCGCCCTAGCTTCTATCTCCTCACGGCTTACTGATATGCGTGCCGTGCCGTCTGCTCCTCTTGGCTGTCCCATGTTCCAACCATAATGCCTGTTAAGTGCCGGTAGGATTTTCATAGGATTTGAGCCTCCGGAAATCAATTTATTGCTCAAACTTTCTTCTCTTTCGGAATTAAGTTTTTTGTATATCTCGGAGGCGCAAGAGCCGACTTGTGTCTCATTATTGCCCCAAGAATAGAAAGTATCTTGGTTAATACCCGTAAGCTTAGAGAAACCTATAATACTAATCTCTTTGTCATACTCATAACAGAGAGTTATATATACATTACATATCTCATTAATAAGATTTATGTTATAAGCATTACTTACTCTGCTGTCTATTAATAACTTATCTCTATTAACTCCAAATAAAGATTTATTAATATATATAAGAGCAGCATTCCAACGACTCTGGGGTTCTTTACGCATGTCCTGGATCTTACGATCATCTATGTATTCTTGGAGGTATAGAGATATCTCATTTTCAAAGACATCTACTGTATTACCATCTGTATCAGTTACAGCAGTGTAATTAATATTATCTGACATAGTGTTTATATCTCCTTTCTGGTTCTTATACAGGTATCATACAGATACATATAAAAGCTTTATATATTTATTATCTGGGTAGATACCACAGATTTAATAATCTTTAATTAACTGATCTGATAGAGCAAATTTTATCCGGTCCTCTGGGTTTGGAATGATTCGATTCAGCAGCCCCAGGCGCTTACTACGTTGCTCTTGATCAGTACATTTCCCTGTCTCACAGAACCGGCAACTTTCCCGACCGCATTTATTACTCATGCCTTGCATCTGCTCAACTCCTCAATCTTAGATTCTTTTTCAAATTGTTCTATCTGTGCTATAACCAATAACTTTTAAGTGCCGTTCTGGCGTTCATACATGCCCTATACTCTGTTTTTAATGTCTTCCACGGACATTTTCTTGTCTCCAAACTTAAAATTGATTTACGGGACAAATAAAAAAGTCCTCGCGCCATACGGAGTGAATACCGTACAACACAAGGACTAGAAGTCATTGGTTCTTTCCCGCCTATTACGGGGACATTGTATATGGTCAAGACCAACCAGGCTAGCATATACACGCTTTAATATTTAATTATTTACACTCTAGCAGATATTTAATTATCTGTCAATATCTGGATATTTATTTTAAATATACACCCTATATAGTGTTATACATACCTCAGGGGATATAGAAAGCCTAAGAGTATATTATAAATAAACTTATATATCTATATATATTTTATATTATATAGGGCTAAAATATACGTATTTTTGCATACAAAAAGCAGGCTTCAAAGCGTTTTACTGCTCCTTGGCCTGCCTGATAAAATCGTCATGATAAATTGTCAACGTCCGGAAAATATACCCTTGAGTATTTCTTATAGAGCCCCCTCGGCTTTTTCAGATTAGCATAAAATAAATTTCAAATCAACCCTTGACAAGAAATTTTGTTTGTGCTATTTGTATTATAACAGCTACCGACATAGCTGCCCCCAATCGGTATGTCGGAGAAGTTCAGCCTTGCAGATGTTGCAGGGCTTTTCTTTTACCAAAAATCATGATGTTTATTTATTTTCGACAATTATTTTAACTTCCGTTATTTGAGCAATAAAAGCTAATCTTATTAATCATCTTGTATATTTATACAAACATGCTCCTATTGTAACAAATACAGGAATTAAAAAAGCAAAGCCAAAGACTTTATATGTCATAGCACACAAAAACATTGAACTAACTAGCAATAACATGCAAAAGGTCAACAATTCTGAATCAAGTTCTTTTGATTCCTTTACTTCACGTTCTTGTTCTGTTGATTTTACTTTTTGCCTTACTTCTTCTAATATTTTATGAGTAAATTCTGAATATTCTTCATTGCTCATAAGCAACTTTCCTTGCTCGGATATAATATTATTCTTTAGGAGTAACGACAAAATTATACGTGATTCTTCTCTAGATATCCTATTAAATAAAAACTTTTCTACAGTATCAACATTGATTTTATCCACTTCAGTCTCAAAAGCAATATCTATTAGCTGTCTGATGTATAGATTGATATCACCGTCAACTATTATCCACTCTTTAAAAGGCTTATATGGACCATACTTTTGCTCATATAAGAAACCCAGCTCGTCGTATTCCCTTTTGCTCATTTCATTGAAATTAACCAACCTTATCCCCCCAGTATTATCCCATTACAATAATTGAATTTAATAAAAGATAACTATTGATAATATATATTTTTTTTATACGCAATCTGCTACGAAGTACTTCCGCACATTGCATGTGCATACGCATGTGCAGGACATGCGCGCGTACGTCTTCGCATCTTACGGTATCATTTTATGTCAATAGTATACGTTACGATATCTAAATCTTTTTATATCAAAAAAGAGACGGGAGTGACCGCCTCTTTAATCCGTTGCTATGCCTAAATCTGCCCTAATAGGATCTAAAACATTTTCCGTGTATTGCCAAACGCTACTTAATTCGTTATTAAAGCCTTCTACTAAATAATATAAAACCAATACTACAGGCTGATTAAAAAGTATTTCCCACTGTTTTTCCTTTATTTGTTCCAAAACAAACGGTTTATCCAAAATATATCGGGTAATTTTCTCAGCATCTATACCGTATTTAGTAATTAAGGGTTCAATATCATCATATATTGTACGATTTAGTTTATCATTATTGTAAACAAAATTATATCTGTCGGTAAGGATTTTCATGAAATCATTATAATATATATCCTGATTCTCAATCATGTCATACATCCTTCCAAAGAGCTCATCACTTTGCTCATTAAAAGCGGCCGTCCGAGCCAACAATCTTAGAGCCTTGCCATCCTGCGCACAATTCTTTTTATAAAACAATTCATGAGATACTTCCGCATAGGCATGCTGTTCTAAAGTTCGTATCTGTATTTCACATGGTGTATCCTGTGGTATAGTATATTCATCAAGTTTAATTTCATTCAGATTTTTTACAATATAGTGTTGTGATTGGTAATCGAACTCCTCTGGATGCACTTCTCTTAGTATATTATAATCTACATCTTTTGAATATTTCAGCCAATTAACACATGATTCAATAATTCTACTTATTGAATCGACCTGACGCTCTGTCATGACAACGAACCGAATGCCTACTTTATCAGTAATATCCTGATATGGATCTTTATAATCCTTCTTTCTATAAAATGCTTTAGTTACCAAAGATTCTATGTCTTTGGTTCTACAAGAAACAGGTACCTTTAATATTTTGTCAAGATTCACATATTCATTCCTTAACTCTCGTAAGATATAATCTTTTAGATAATTTCCCCAAGATTCATATATAGAGCGTTCCAATTTGTATCGCTCAATAAACTCTTTCTCTGTAACTTTATTTTTCACTCAGCATCAGCCCTTTTATTTTTACAATTGTTTCCCCACTGGCTCCATCTTTTACTATTTCAACAGCTTCTTCAAACTCATCCACAGGTATTTGTAACTTTACCTTGTTTGAGAAAAGTAAATTTCTAGTTTTTAATAATCCTCCAAGCATAGCCGTATTTTTATGTATACTATTTAATTCTACCGATCTTTCGGTAAGATACTTTTCATATTCATCAATTAATTCCGGCGTATTAAAATTGTTTGCAGCGAAGTCCTTAGGATTAATAATAGCAATCCCATCAGCCCCAACATAAGCCAATAGGGCCGTTGACATTTCTATCTTTTTTACGTCATCAACATTTTCTAAACTCTTTATAAACCTTTTGGTACATTCCACAAAATTATAAGTTAAAAGATCGCTATCTCTTCTGAAATCCAGGCCCAAAAATGAATCGTAAAAATATTCTGCTTTAGATTTTGAAATGGAGGGATCTGTATTGCTGTCAAATATAAAGCTATCTACATCCTTAGATTCAATATCTCTACCCTTTATTGCATTGTTTATAAAAATACCAATTTTTTGGAACTTCTCATTCTTTGTCATGAATATTTGAGCAACATATGACAAATCTAAGTTATTTATTTCTTTCTTTAAGGAAAAACCATCTTGCTCTTCTGCTTTGATTATGCAAAAGAACTGGCGATTATTGGCCTGAACGGTTCCATCAACAAAAATCAATATGCCACCAGGATATCTCCTATTGTTTTGTGCATTTGCAAGCATCAAGGTTAGATTTTTTGATAATTCAATAAATCCAGATTCTCCCTCTCCTTTTGTCCAATAATTTGAAATGGCTTTATATGCGCTATCGTCACTCGTATCAGAAATATCCATGCGTATTGAATGGGCCCCGCTTCCCATGGATTTCACTATTCTCTCCTTAATCTTGCTATTATAATTAACATCAATCTCGCAACATAAAGAACTGTAAAAAGGAGGAATAAGTACTGTTTTATCTTCTCTCTGATATATCTGATGCACAATAATCCTATTAATTTTTAAATTTGAAAATTTGTTTTGATTAAATACCATAAATAATCCCCCCATAAATGACATTTTTCTTTATTCTAGCATATACTCACAAAGAAAACATCCATTTTTTGGTTTTTTATTAATTGTAAGCATTTATAATCTCCTAAATAATATAAATGGCGCCTAGCTATAAGCTAAGAGACTTGAAGGCCTGGGAAAATGTCTGGGGCAGATGAGCTACAAGCTGTTTTACTCGGCAACCGTAAGGGATATCTTTATACAAAGTTCTTGATAATAAGCTCTTTATATCTTCTACCCTTATCCTTATTCACCAGATTATCCATTCTGTCGACTTCTATGATGTTATATCCCACATACAAATCCCTGATTTGCTGGCAATCGTTATAAGACAAAACGAACCTGCCTTTTATATTACCCAAGCATTCCCGTAGTCTTTCATGATCCTCTGGATTGAACCTGTCTGGATAATACTTCTCTGCATTGTAATATGGAGGGTCCAGATAGAATAAAGCGTCTGGTCTGTCGTATGTTTTTATCAATCGTTCAAAGTCCTGGCTCTCTATTACCACTTTATTGAGCCGGTACGAAACGTCTTTCAGATAATCAACTGCCTTATGAATATCCCTGGAACTTACACCGAATGATTTACAGTCTGTCCCAAAACTCTCCCTGATCAGGCAGAAGAAACGGGCCGCCCGCTGTATATCGGTCATTCCTCTGGTATTCCGGTTTAACTCATCAAAGAACTGTTCCCTAGACATAAGCAACCACTCCAATTCTTTCTGCAGCGGCTCCGAGTGATATTTGACCACTCTATATAAATTAATTAATTCTCCATTTACGTCATTGAATACTTCCATAGGAGCATGTTTATCTTTTGAAAACAAAACCCAACCGGCCCCTCCAAAAACTTCAATATAACGTCCGTAGGAAGTCTGATCCGGGAACTGCTCAAGTACCTGCTTTCGTAATAACTTCTTTCCGCCAATCCAGCTAATAAAACTATTCATGAGACTATACCTCCTTTATGCGTCGAACTATACTATAAAATAGTAGTGAAATTCCATGAATACTTTTACCAATAATTATTTACTTGATTGAAATTGCATCGTATAATATCTGTATCTGAAATTTTTAATCACACAGAAGACTTAGGGGGGGAACAAAGGATGAATAATGTTGTAAAGCAAATTCCCAGCTTAATAGAAAAGCTAAATTCTTTATCAGGTGAATATGCTGAATTAAAGGAATTATTCTTTGACGACTATAGCATTGAATTAGCCGAGGATTCAATTAAAGTTCTTAAACTGCTCAATTCCGGCCGCAAATATCTAGAAATGATTAAGTTTAAACACTTTATAAAGGGATTAAACTTAGACACTGATGAAGAAAATATACAAAAATTAATAGACTATATTGACAATTCAGAAAAAGCAGAATTTGTTATAAATGTCTTTGACAAAATATTAATGTCTAATTCAAAATTAGCTTGCTGTACAATAGGTCTCCTTTTAAATGACTTGTGCATTACAAAGAAAAATATTTCTCAGCATGATTTAGTTATTTTACAAGCCTTGGCAATGATGAACGATTTTGACATCACCAATTTCACTCACCTTATGTCAACTATCACTTGGGACAAAAAAGCAAAATACAAAATAATAAATTCTCAAAATAAAAAAACTTGCTATAACAAATATGGGGACAGTTATGAATGTTTAGATCTGACAATTAAATTACTCGAAAAATATGGACTTGTTGATGCTGATGGAGAAATAGATTTGAGTGTGGATACCGATAACGTTGATTTAAGCAGTGCTGATTATGATAAATATTTTCAGTTTAATCTGCTTAGTAAAAGATTGTATTCATATACTCAGAAAATAGTTCAATGACGTACAAATATAAATTTACATAAACTAAAGAAGAGGAAAAAAATGATGAGTGACTATAATTCTAAAAGCAAAACAGGTGGAAAAATAAATTCCAAAATAGACAATCAAGATTCTGTTGCCGCTATATATGCAATTGAGCAGTTGAATAACCCCGATATTTTCAATTTTGATATTTCAATTAATGATTATTCCATAAAATGCGAGGGGAATGATGATATAGAAATAATTAATAATGATTATCACATTTTTATACAAGTTAAGAGTTCAACGATAAACAATGCAGAATTTACAAAAACAATGGAATCTTTTCTAAACAACTCTAGTTTAGAAACAGACAAAAAAAGCTTTTTTGTAATCTCTGCTTTTGAATGCGTCAAGATTAATAATAAAAATTTTACTGATCGCTTACATGAATATATTAATGTTTATCATAATAAATTTGAATCAGACTCTGTAAAGAAAGATATCAAGAATACTTTATTATCTGATTTTTCTATGGAAAAATATAAAGAAATCATAGATTACTTAACTATAGATACACGTCCTTTATTTCGTGATAACAAAGATACAAAAGCAATTTTTGCTAGATATCTAAGATTAGCTTATGGCTTTAAAGATCATGGGGAAAAAAGTATCGATAATCTTTTCATCTTATTAACTAATACATTTGCAGAATTAAGAAGGAACCGAAACTTTATCGAAAAGTCTAGCATTGAAGCTATGCTTGGTAAGGAACTATGCCGATCTAGTTATTTATCAGGTATGTCTCTTGCATTAGGATACACCAGAACAGAAAACGGTTATGTCAAAGATAAAACTCTGATATCCAAAAGAGAATCGATTGAACTTGGCGCTAAAAAAGCAGTTAAAATAATATTGAGTAACTGGCGAAAAGCATATCTTAAGGAATTTCTAAAAAGCAGTGTATTTGGAGCTAAACGATGCCCAATATGTGGTCATCCAATGATTGCAAATATTAATGGATTAAAAGGTATTGCTTGTCCAGACTGCGGATACAACCCTTATGTTACAATGATTGCATTTTGTGAATGTGGAGAATTTGAAGTTGTAAAAACACAACCTGAACTGACTGATGATAAAATATTTAACTACCTGAATGATTTTTTTAGTAATAGAAATGATACCTACTGCAAATCTTGTAAAAAGGATCTTCTAGATGATTGTGTAGAAGAAAGAATAATGCTTTTGTCTATTCCCATTCCATTTGATGAATATAAAAATATAGATATCATCTATAAAAACAGTAAATATTAAATTATACATAATTCCAAGTATCAACAGTATTAACACTTAAATAGAACCTCACAAATCTGGTATTCTACAGTCTGTGAGGCTTTTGTAGATTACAGCTTCTCATTTGAATCCCAAGCTACGTAATCCCCGTTTATGTATATTGAACACCTGTCTAACACTATATCCCATTTTTTCAGCAATATCATCCCAGCGATAGCCACGTATGTAACGATATTTAATTAGCCGCTTTTCTTGCTCGTCATCCAATGCTTCGATTTTATCATACAGATTTACACAGCTTTTTATTTTTTGATACCGATAGTAAAAAACCTTATGATTTAGATCTTTTAAGACAGAAACATATTTCTTATCATAGCCATGTGTATTTATTTCCGTCTCAATCATCTGAAGTTCTTCGTCAGCTTCAGCAATGGCAGCATTGATAACAACCAAATTTTTAAGTTGATCTCTTGTCGCATTTCCCATTATCCTGCACACCTCTCTCTTACACTTCTTAATGTATTCGGTGTAGATTGAGCGTAATAAATAGCGGTCACCGACGGACTGGAATGTCTTAGAATCTCCTGAATGGTGCCAAGGTCCACTCCTTTATTTTTAAGATTCATTCCCAGCGTTTTACGCAATTTATGAGGATATACCCGGCATCTTAACTTTGCTCGATTGCCAATAGTTTTCAATAGGCTTCGGATCCCAGACGTTGACATCTTTTCATGAGGTGCTTTGCATTGAGGAAACATAAACAGACTTTCATCACTCCTGGAATTGAGATACTGTTGGTAATAATACCGTGCTTCATCATCTAAGAATATTGGTTCATATCTGTCGTTCTTCTCCCCCTGAATCATAATATCCCCAGTTCTCCAATCTATCTGGTTAAGGGTAATGTCAACCAACTCTCCTACTCTGGCCCCGGTACTACGCAACACTTCAATTAGGGCCCGTTCCCTGAGGTTCTTACATGCGTCCCTCATCTTTGCCATTTCCTCTGGCTTGAAATAATCAATCGGCTTCCTGATTGCTTTTAGTGGGTCAGTTGCTTCTACCGGGTTGTCACCGATTAATTTTTCTTTCCGCATCCAAGTGAAGAACGCTGACAGGAACCGTCTTTCATTATTCACAGTAACGGCCTGATTCTTCTTGCCACCAATATTTATATTTCGTTTCTCGTACCAGGAAAGATAATAGCTGATGTCGGATTCCTCTATTCGGTCCAGCGGCTTATCAATCAAGGTGATCAGGCGCTTAATAGCACTGAGATACGCTTCCTTTGTATTATCTTTTATTTTCTTCTTTACAATAAAGAGTCGAATAATGTATTTATTCTTCTGATCCGTATCGTTCTGGTATTTTACCGGAAGAGTCGTGATTTCCTCCATATTGACATTGACAAATTCTTTTATGATCACCTGATGAAGAATATCTAAAACTTCTTTCGCCACATGCCCTGCCATGGCAACAATAATATTGTTAATAACCTGAGCTTTAACAGTTTGTCCATTCATAATATGTAATCTCCTTTTCAAAAATATGGTTGCTTAAGGAGACAATTTGACTTATAATATCCTTAAGCGTGAAGCGGTGGAAGAACTTTGGTCGGGGACTCTACCGCTTGTTTATTGTCCGAATTCGAATGTATGTTCTTTTTTGGCTATTTTTTTACCGGGGATTATTCCCCGGCTTTTTAATTGCCTTAAGTATAATTGGTAAATTTTTACATCCATTTACCAATTAAATTTTGCTATAATAATAGTGCATATGCATCTTTTCAATTTTATGTATGTGTTTTTCATACTCATACCGGCGGGGAAACCTTGCCGGTCCCCCAGGTTCTTTATTTCTCAAAGGATTCCAGTTCTTCGATCTTCTGAAACAAATCCCTTTCCTCATGATCTCTTTAGGATATTGCTGATATATAACTTTGCACTGCTTCCCTGCAGCATACTGATTATAATAATGCTTAGCCAGTTCTAATGGAATATCCCGATGTTTTCCAGCCAACGTACACTTGCTTTTATCGTTGTAAAAAATCCTTATTTTTCACATAGGTCAGTTGACCTCCTTTCATTTTTTGTAACAAAAAACCAACTACCGAATATTGATAGTTGGCTCATTTCATTACTTAAGTTATATTGCTAATCCAATTTTCTTACAACCGTCAAATAGATACTCAGCAAGAGGAACTTTTTCAGCCATCTGATTTGCTTCAATCGTTTTATCCTGATGCCACCCCTGCTTGTCCATGGCCTTTCGAGATTCATTGTAATCGTATGATCCATCTTCTTCAGCGAATGAACCATCTCGACCAATATACATAATTGTCTGCATTACTTTAATCGTTTCATAATCAAGTGAAGATAAATAATCATATAATTCCTTTTCCTTTCCCTTTATGGCTAAACTCTCTAAGTCCCACTTTAAATCCTTACCCTCAATATAGCTCTCTTCCTGAAACTCTTCTCTTTCTCTTTCACTTGCCAGTTTGATTGTTGCTTGAATAAACGGAACATGATCTTTTAAATTTTTCATCTTTTGAATCCCCCTATATGATTAATAATTTTATTATACCATTCCAACTATCAATATTCAATTATCAAAGAACAATAAATCAAGCAAACCTAAGCTGTTCCTGGCTATCATCAATTCTCATGTTAGGCATTCGCTCTCCTATTTTTAGGTAGGGACAATTCGCCTCAACCAAAGCTTCTGCCACAATAGGAACAACGCTGTTTCCAATACGGGCTACCTGTTCACATACTGGATATTTCTTTCCCTCGTAATCATGATCAATGATGTAATCCTCTGGGAAACCCTGACCCAGTTTTAATTCCGGTTCAGCTTTCAGCATCCGTAGGAAAATATCCAGAATCACATATTCATTCCCAAGGACTGTAACCAGGGCAAATCTATCTTTCGTCACAATTGTATGAAGTGGCTCTTCCAAACTAACTCCAGTCACATCACCACCATAATACTTAATAATAAACTGGCTTACCCATGTACATTTCTGCGCTGTTTCTTCATCAACACCATTTATTAGCAGTTCTTCCTTGCTTATTGCAAGAATGCTTACCTGTCCAAAATGTCCAGGGCTAGTTGTAATTGTATGTATCGGTTCCCATAAAGGTTGACCTGTTCCCGTTTTATAGAACTTTGTTAGGAAAGCCGCTACCAGACCATAACGGTTACTAGTATCAAGCGTCATTATTGGTTCGTCGAATGACTGCCCTCTCACATCAGACTTTGAGGTTTCGGAATGATACTGAATCATAATAGGACTGATAAAGCAATACTCGTTTTTAGTAACTACTGTACTCATAGGATCTTCTAAGGATCTATTTCTATCAGAGCAGAAGCCTGTCTGCCCTATCTGCATAATGTACGGTGTCACAGTTCCAAAGCCATGCTTTTGCGTAATAGTGGGCATAGGCTCATGTATACTCTGTCCTCGAAAATTATCTCCACTATGATTTACTTGAACGATAAATGGTTCTGGACAGTTAAAAACAAATTTATCCAAGCCCCTGGCTATTCGGTTCATAGTCTTGTCTGCAAGTGGCTTTTTTCTTCCAAAGATAGACTTTCCTAAATCCATTAAATCTAAGTACTTCCATATAGGCTCCCACTTCTTTAATTCACCAGTACCGTATTTGTTATGTGTTGGCTCTGGCCAGACAATTGGCTTGCCATCTCTGCGAAAGACTGCATACCATCGTTTTCTTGTGGTAGGTGCTCCGTAATCTGCTGCTACCAGTTCCCGACTATCAAATACATAGCCTAGTGACTTCATGGCCGTTATAAAGCTCTGATAGTCTTCCCCTTTACGTTCCTTTATGGGATACCCATCATTATCCAAAGGTCCCCACTTCTGAATTTCCTCAACATTTTCCATCAGGATCACATCTGGCAGAATAGCTTTAGCATGTTTATATACTGCCCAAGGGAGTATTCTTAACCCCTTTTCCCTAGGCTTACCACCCTTCGCCTTACTATGACTGGTGCAGTTATGAACGGCCACATTATTTACAGTAAAACTTTCATCATCTTCCACCGAAAGCGTGTATATGGATTTCTGGCTATCATTCACTTTATTACATGACTTGATGTTTACCCATGCCATATTATCCTCAACTTTGTATTGCAAACGATTGGTTTCGTTTTTGTAAAATACAAGTATGTACGCTGTATGTGAATTAACCTTTCTTCCTTCAATTAATGAATTAGGATGTTTATTAACTGTCAGGCCAGCATATCTGCTATAGGCTTTTAATAAGCATTGTTGCAATCCATAAGCAAGTTTTCTGCTAACGGTAGTTATCTGACACCTGGGATTATTTAAAGAATTATCCCATGAACCATCTGCACTGATGTATCCATCTAAAAATGATCGTAAAAGAATCTTGGGTAAATTGAGTATTTCTGGTGTAATGCTTTTATTCAAAGAGCCAATACCGAAAGCACTCACAAATTCGCAAAACTCTTTACTGGAAATCAAAAAACTAAAAGTAGAATCCTTTTCCCTTGTGGTATAAGGAATTTTAAGGCGTTTAATGACCTCATCAATTTCACTTATCTCATCATAATTGCAACAAATATCGACCATCTGCTTTTCATTTGAAACGTACCCGTCTCCCAAGTATCTGCCGATTAACCACCAGAAATCATTTTTATCTAAGTATTGGGATAATGAATTTTCAATCCAAGAATTATTTATTCCGTATTGATTACATGTATATTTGATTGTTCCGTTCCATTCCGGTATTTTTGCTTCTGAATTAATTGGAATTCCTACCCGATATTCCGTTGTCAATTCTTCAGCTTTTATCCATTGCGGCTCCAGCATATCCGTATACTGCAGTGCTTTCCCATCTTTATGAGTACTGACCCATTTCTTTTTCCTTGCATAGAAAGGGTGATTTAGGGTAGCCTGAAACTCCTCTGTTCCAGCTATTTTTATATTGCAAAACTTCCGATCATTCTTTTTAATGGTTCTATATACACGCTTGCAATTCCCTAAATGTGTTAAAACCCTATCCCCACAAACAACATCTTCTATATTTTTATATCCTTTATCCGTCCAAACAAAATTCCCAGCAGGGAAACAATCTGGACTGGCCCACATTAAAGCTACGTGACGACCTCTTACATACTTCTGCAGATCAACTTTAAAGATATCCTCTGTCAAATGTAATGTATCAGGGTGATTTGTTTTGTGCATCCTGATAGCCTGTGGATTGTGATTGACAGCTATATCAACTGGTCTACCCAGAGCCATTTCAATTCCAACACTGGCGCCACCGCCACCGGCAAAGCAATCTATTATTAAATCTCTCATTTTTTTCAAAGAAGCCCGGTATACCCTTACCCCTGCAGGAGGCTGGCTCCTTTCCTATTTTTGTTTTCCTGATCTCCAAATTCTTTCAAGTTCTTCTAGCGTTACGTGAATCAGGAGATTACTTATAAAACTACAATTGCCATATTCTTTGGACATGGCCCCAATCGTATCAACAAGACCATTCCAGTATTCATCTGTATCATTTGGTTCGCTGTACTGTTTAAACAGCTTCCATGCTCCGGTAAGACATTCCTCATACTGCTTATCTTTAAGCGGAGCGCCGCCGGGTCTAATCCTTTTTATCTCTTGCCAGACAACCAGACAGAACAGCCGGCTCATGACAGGATTCTCATGCTTCTTTATCATCTGTGTGATATGTTCCGGTTTGATCATCTGGCGATTTTTCATTAGTTTCCAGGCATCCGTATAGGCGGACCAGTATTTCCTAAGTTCACTTTCGTTCATATTACACCACCACCTTTATGAACCCATAATACATATCAAGAATGCCCATAAGCAATTTGGATTTCTTGTATAATACAATCCCACTGATACAGCAGCTGCTACGCTTGCCCATTTAGCCCAACTATACAAATTAATTCTCCTTTCAAAAGTCACTTATCTAATCTTTCTAACTTCACTAAATATTCGTTTACCGGATCACCCCTTGTAATCCTCAAACCGTTTTACTGCCGCAAACGCAAACCGGGAATTAACCCATCTTTGCAGCCTTTTTAATTCATTTCCCCTCCGCAGCTTGTGTTTATCGTAAATCATTACATAGGGACTGTATCCCAGGTCACGCAGCGTATAAATCCTTTCAAGGTCCTGATCCAGTGTAGTATCAAATCCGGTTAGCACATACACGCTCATTTTACGGTAATCCCATCCCGTAACCTCCTTGAACCATTTAAACCGCTCCACAATCACATTCTTGTCTTTATATTGATCCCATGCAAAATGTACTTGCTTGACCTTCACACACCGATCATATCAGCCTTTTCCTGTGTCATGACTCGAATATCCAAACCTTGTGTAAAATCCACCCATGCACCGGAATCTATAAGCTATTGCAGCAATTCTTTCCAATCCTTACAGGCTAAGAGGTTCTGATCAAGAAGCTTTATTTCCTTTTGACCGCTCTAGAATTCTTTCAGGTCCGCAACCTTCACGCTGCATTTTCCTTCTTTATCAGCCACTACACAGAAAGCGCAACCACGGGGACAGCCCCTTGTTAAGAATCCGTATGCGGTATCTTTGCACATTTCAGGGTATAGACTGTAATCTGGATAGATATGTTCTATCTCTTCCTGTAACACCAGGCCCCCCGTCTGGAGAATAATACCCAGTGCCGCCTTTTATGATCTCGTCTGCGTCTATGATATCCTGACAATCTGGAGTGAAGAAAAAAACCTTACTCATATATACCCGGTCCATATGGCCTAAAAACATTTGGCTGTACCATTCCACGATATCCCCTTGCTGCTTATGCCACGCTGACAGCTTCATAAGCGGAAGATTTGGGAAGTTATGACCATCAACATCTATTAGGCTGATCCGCATAGATGCACGGATTCCAGGCATTACCATCTGACCTTCACATACATAATTTTCAAAAACTTCTAATCCCATCTTTTTAAAGGAACCCGGCGCGCCTTATTCCCGGGAAGGTTCCGGCTCCTTACTAATATTCTGTCAATTTTTATTTTTATTTTTCTGATTTATACTATAAGTTCTACTAATAACCTAAAAATAACCTCCTCCCCTCATTTAAAATTCCATCTCCCTCATACAAACTATCATCTCCCCCCTTTTTTTATATACCTGATTTATCTGACAATTCATTCATTAAAATAAATAATTCGACAAATTTTCATATATTTGTTATTGTTAAAAAATGAAAGGAGATAATAATATGTTCATTAAGTATCTTTCGTTTAATGATTTGCTTTTGTTCATTAAATCAAATTTAAAAGAAGAATCCCAGATTACGGGAAAGTATGGTTTCAACCCAATTGATAAACCATTACTTCCTACTTATCGCGCAAAATATTACATTAGTGATTTCGGGATACCTTTTCTACTAAGTACGAGCCGGAATTTAGATACTCGCATTAAAATAATGTCTTATTTGATATCATAATTTCTTTCTACGATCTCACTTTGCTGAGGTCGTAGTTTTTTATTCAGATCTTATAAATTTCAGTTTTGCGGATTTACCGCAATAAAAAAACTACCAGCTTAATACTGATAGTTAGTAAATGTGTTTATGATTTTCACAATGCTATTTGTCGATTATTTTTCAGTATCTAAAAATATCATTTCAACCGTTGTTTTTATATCAATTCCTTTCGTTAATTTCTTTTCAGGAATTATACTTATGTAGTCTTTATCTCTCCACCAATTACGCATGGATTCCGCGCCAAATTCATTTTTATTAGGTTTCGTTTGATGCCGTTCTAAAGTTTCTTCAAAATCTAAATCATAATAATATGCATATATATTATTACCAAATACTTCTAACGCCAATTCAAACAAGGGTTTATACCGATCAGCATACAAGATTCCTTCCAAAATAACAATTTCACAATTATTATGTCCGTAGATCAGCAATTCTTTCATAAGTGGTAACGCTTTTGTACCCATACCATCTTTTACTCTTAACATGTCTCTACGCACCACATCCTGAGAAATTAGCATCGTATTATAACCAAACTTTTGCTGTAATAATTTTGCAATAGTTGTTTTTCCACTGCCTGAATTTCCTCTAATAATAATCAACTTCGACATGATTCCCCCACAAAATTCCTATTTTCTAAAATAAGAATACACCAATCACTACTAACTATCAATATTAAGTTATCAAAGTTCAGTAATACGTCAAATTCGGGTTTTATTGCCTAAATTTCATCCATGATATGTATCTCTAATGCTCCTTCACTTGCAGATATACCAACAACATAACTCTCCGCACGTCGGTTAAAATCTGCTACCGTAGGACAAAATGAAGTTCCTTAATCATCTTCATGAATAGATATCCTCCCATTGATTTTTATAATTCCAGCAATATGCTTTAACTTTAAATCTTCCATAGTTCCCCTTCCTGCTGCCCTGGCAGCCTATACTTTGGTTTAGTTATTGTAGCAACCATGGCTGCATACTCTTCTTTACTGCTCAAATATATTCCTCCTCTTGCAAAATCGTATTTCCAGTTTTATAATTATGCTATTACTTATCGTACAAGCGTGTGCATTTCCTGCACTTGATAGAAAGGACGTATTTATGAAAAACCTAATTAAAATAGTGTGTCGCCCCCTAAATCCATTTACTGCTTTTTTGCTTGGTATAATTATTGGCTTTATGATATCCCCAATTAAAAAAGGTATATACTTTGGCAATCGAGACATTACTTATTAAGTATTTACAGCCTTGCATTATCATTAGGATTACTATTTCATATCCTTGCATTAGGCCTTTCATTTAGTCTTGTATGTGGTCTTGTATGTGGTCTTGTATGTGGTGGTATGAAATAGAAATCTGTTTATATAAATACACTATCTTACTCCGGTAAACCTGCGTTTACTTGAATTTTGACTAATATTCGGCTACGACCTTCCCGTTGTTATCTAAATAATTCAATTCATAATGTGTATGACAATTCCCTTTATGGCAGGTTCCATCAAAGCAGATATTCAAATTCATACTGTCATTTGAACCTACAATGGTTCCTTTTATATTTCCTCTGCTTCCTGATTTTAAAATCACACTCATTCCCATAAGAACAAATGGGATATTACGATATTTTTTCATTCGCTCGAACTGTTCAACATCACCAAACAAATCACCAATCTCTAAATAAAAATTATACTTTGCTTTACCAGATGTTTCACCGTAAGCGATTGCCGGTCTATCATATCCTGACAAAATAATCACATATGTATTCATATTACCCTTTCTGTATAAGCAGGTTATGCATCAACCTTTAAACGGCTCTGCAACTTCACGCCATGCCAATATCTGATAATAGGGAATCTCCTGAAACCATTGACTTTTCCATTTTCCGGACACATAAACCATTCTGACATTCTGTACAACACCTGGAGAAACGCCTCTAAATGCAGGCAAAGTCCTTACCGTCGCTTCATACTCTCAATCATATTTAGGTTGCATCTCCTTAATCGGAATCCACCTTAAAGATTCAATCACATCATCAAGAAGCCAGACTGTTCTTATTAATTCATCTTTGGTCATAGCCGCACGTTCTTCCCGTGTTGACTTTGAAGCACTTAATGTCACAATAATCAACCTCCTCTCAATCAAAAGGTATCTCGCCCTGTTCCACATTCAAGAATCCATCATCCGATTTATTCCAGCCATAGATTTTATTTTCGGCAGGTGAATTTTTTAACCGCTTAGTTTCCACTTCATAATGCAGAGGAACGAAATAATCCATTGTGCCGCCATCACGATCCTTTGCAATCTCAATCACATTGGTGGATTCAAATAACGGGTTATTATCATTCCAGCCAAACATCTGTTTACCAAGCCTTTTAAAGTCATTATTAACCCTGTGAACTATCAGGGCATTGTCAACAGCATTCCCCAGATCAGCAGTACCGGAAATATCATCCAGTCGAAGGAACCCCATGGCTTTTCTAGGGTGTGCAATGAATATAATATGAACATTGTGTTTCTTTGCTATCCGCTGCATGTCCAGAATGAAAGCTGTCTGCGCTTCGAATTTATTATCTGATAGACAAAGGATATTGAAAGCCATCAGGTTATCCAGAATCAACAAATCCAGCTTCTTTTCCTCAATAGCCTTTTCAAACTGTTCTGCTACCGCTCGGTAATCATTGCCGTAATCATTGTTGTACAGGAAGAAATGCTGACCTAGCCAATCTGCAATCTGCTCTTTATAGTTTCGGGAAACATTGTAATATCCTTCAAATTGCGTTGGCTGTGTGTATCCCCTCCCGGCAGCCTGCAAGTCCATCCACCTCATGAAGTTTTTTGGAGCAAGTTCTCCAGAAAAAATCCCTACATTGTTTCCAGATTCCACGGCATCCAAGGTTATTTCTGATATGACACTGGACTTACCAGAAGCTCTCAAACCTGACATAACAGTTACATATCCCTTTTTTAATCCTCTTAGTTTTTTGTCAAGATCTATAATTCCACTTTTCACAAACCATTCTTCTGGTACCTGCAGGTCCAATATATTCTTCGCCGTATAAAACACTGGATTTCCCTGTACCGGAACTATGCTCTGCATCTGCCGTTGTTGAATCGCCCCCCGTGAGTAAATCTTTCGTTCATACTCTTGCTGCCGCTTTTCATAAGCATCTGGCTCATATAGCTTTCTTACGTCCTGCCATGTCTTATCTGAGCAAGAATTATGGAAACAGTGAAATCCTATGGCTCCGGACCGAGTCTGAAAAATGCAGGCATCCTTTCCCTTATGGTTACTGTCAAACGGACATTCGTCCATGATGAACTTAGTTCCATCACTATAATCAGCTTTTCTGTAACGCACGCTGTACCGTTGCATCCATTCTTCCAAATCAAAATCCTTTGGACTATAGTTATTATATTTCTGAGGTTTTTCCTCTTTTTCAGGTAGCATAGCAACTAACTTCTCTAGGTAAATCCTATCAGTCGACTCCCTGCTTCCCACTGCCAGCAGGTGACTAAGCCTATGTGGATTCTGTTCCGTATTACTGCCTTTTCGAGCCATCGTCCCATATAATTTACATATCCGGGAAGGATTAAAGTTTGTAGTATCAATCTTCAAATCATCATCACTGAAGAACATATCCAGGACTGCTAAGCACTTCTTAACCAGTATCTTGTTTTCCTCGTTATTGGCAATCTGTATCCGGTAAAGTAAGTGAATACCGTTACCGCTTAAAGCTGTTACTGGATCATTAAAACCAAGATTTTTCATAAAGACATAAATCTGATTTCCACGTTCCTTTGCTTTCTGTAACTGCTCATCAGAGCTGGATACACCAGCCGGTCGCTGAGGGTCTACATCAATGAACAGCCATTTATACCCTACGATATCATTGTCATTAGTTGTATTCTTAGCATTCATGATGAACTTTTCTCGCTGCTCCCGTGAATAACAATCTTCTTTTACTTTGCCAAGAGTTATGTAAATATTGCTGTCTGTAGAATTCAACCTGCAAAGCTGGTCAATCAAGGATTCTGGCGATTTAAAGTATCCGCTATAGACTTTACGACCATTCGCTTCCAGGCACCGGACCTCAAATAGTTCTCCTTCTGGCTTTATGACATTGATCGTCTTGCGTATCTCATCAGGTTCAAATACTTTCTGCCCTACTGCCATACTTCTCCTCCGTCATCAGTAGGCTGTGGCTCATCTGGCTTGTTTTCAAGGTAATTCCCATCAAGAACTTTAGGAAAATTGTTTGGTCTTACAAACCAATCAAATGTAATGGTCCAGCCTCCTTTTCCGTTCCCTAAAAGAAACGGGCTATATCGTATATTTTCAATGGCCTTTAAAACATCATCAATACCATATTCCCTTATCCGCACTTTTAACCATTCATAACGTTGTGATCCGGAGACAAGTTTTGTAATACGGCTTAATCCAGGTAAAGAGTTCCAATCATCAATGATGCGTTGCACGTCAGTGCTACGAACAGTATCGTTAGATACTGTATTACTATCCTTACCTATACTAACCTTACCTAACCTAGGCGTACAAGGTACGCAATCTGTATCCATACTGGATTCATAAGGTATACAGTCTGTACTCATATCGGATTCGTCTTGTGTACATTCTGTATTCAAACTGTACGAACCGTTATCTTTGGTAACCAGTAATGATCTCTCATCCGTATATAAAGTAGGCTTATATCTGTCTCTTTGTATATAGTTGTGTATTCTCCAATGCTTAATCACACATATTCCATCTTCAAACTGTATAAGGAATCGTTTCATAACAAGTACGTCATAATCATTTTGATTGGCTCCCACTTCTCTCATTATCTTTCTAGCACTGTTCAGAAAGCCGTCATCATCAGCTCTAAGTAATAAATGAAAATATAACGCTTGAGAAGATAATGGCATTTCTAAAAAAGCGTCACTATCAATAATTTTTTTAGACATCATGCGTCTATCAGCCATGTTGATACCTCATTTCTACCATCTTTTCTGCTTTCTTTCTTGCCCGGTATTCTCTGCGTTTCCGGTTGATTTCGTCCCTATTTTCGTCATAGTACTTTCGATATTTTTCTAATTTCAAATCACGATTTTGATGGTATTTTTCTCTCTGTTTTAAAAGTATTTCATCACGATTTTCATAGTAATGCTGCCTGTCTTTTAATCTTTTAATATCAGCATAACCAGGGGCATAACTTTTTTGATATTCAGAATAATAAGTCTTATGTTTCTTTCTATATTCTCTGTTGTACTGACGTATTTTCCCTTTATGTTCTTGCCTGTACCTGCGATTGTATTTATCGTATCTCATTTGGCCTGATAGTATTTTAGCCTGCTTATCAACGATAAGGAGAACATCAATATCATCTTGACCGATTAAATCGCTGTGCTTGCATTCAGAATAAGGACAATTCAACTGACATTGTATCGTTGGAACAATTGGACATTCCATATCAAAAAACACCACCTGTCAAATCTTATTTGCTGACCGGAAATAGAAGCTCCGGCCAGCTTTTTTAATTATTTATTTGGGTAACCCCTAACAGTTCCAAAATGTTTGATCCAGATTCCTCCGGCTTGCAGAAAAGGAACTTACAACCATATTTCTGTTCCATGGTTAAACAAGCCTTTGCCAGCCATTCACCAGTTGCTGCATGAGGATATTTCCGGACTTTTTTATACCGGGGCTTTCCATTTCCCCAGAAGCCAATCATCTGATTACTGTTGATTAGAATATCAATCCTGGAATTGTGCCATACAGATAAATCCTCAATGCAAGCAACCCTGTCCTCGTTTTCAACCAGTATGTAGAGCCGTATTCCGCTGTTCTGCGCCCTTTTAAGTCCCCTATGGAAGAATCCATGTCTCTTGACGTAAAGAGTCTGGAATAAAGATATTACGCTTTCAGTGACAGCATATTTATAACAGATATCATTTATCTCTTTTTCAGCAAATCGATCGGTGTCATCGTCACAAATCGCATGAAATACTTCATCTGCAACAATTGAGGAAATGCATTCATTTTCAAGAAGCTCATATATCCTTTCCTTCACTTCTTTTTTAGGCATCTGCCTAACTTGAATGTCCCCAACAAGCTCCGCTATATCTTTTTTGGTATCAATACAAATACTCTGATTAGCTGGAAGAGTATAATCCCCACAGTATAAGGCGGTTCTGTTATAATGCACCCCAACTGATTGGAAATATAAGTGCTTGGTCTCATGCTTCTTTTCCTGCTGACGTGTATCTTCAAGGATCAACAAACTGAATCACCTCCTCTGGGATAATAGGTCCGCTCGCCTTCAAGCCATTCCTCCTCTTTCTTTTGCTCCTTAACCATGCTGCGTAATTTATCAATAAATGGCTTATTGCCCTTGTCAGAATAAAACTTTGCAACTCGTTCAAGTTCAAGAGATCTATCCTTTGCAGCCCTTCGTTTGTTCCTGCTGATATTAAATTGAGTGGCTATTTTGCTCCGTTCTTTTGAGTTATTTTCAAACTCAATGGCATGGACAAAATCCTGATGCTTTTTATCCTCTGCAAACATTTCTGTACAAGAAGCATGATACTCTTTTTGACAGTCAGCCAAATAATCAAGAAAAGCTTTTATCACTTCCGAGGGCTTAGGCTTGTTTTTCTTTTTCATCAGCTGGCCTCCTCGTCACATATTTTGAATTCAATTAAATATTTCCATATGTAACCTCCAGAAGATTTTCTCTCCCCTCTGCACACTCGTGAAATTCCTTGGTACTTTATTCTTAATGTGTTAGCAGCCTCTTTTATACTTGTCCACATCTTGACAAATTGTCCAGCCATATCAAATTGAAGAACTGGTGTGTTTTTTACTAATGCTCCGCAACCATAATTAACATTGTATTTTGCCGTACACCATTCTAAATTTTCAACTTTGTTATTAGTTTTGAATTCATCTTTATGATTTACGTATGGCAACCCTACTGGATTTGGAATGAAAGCTTCAGCGACCAATCTATGAATTGATACTGTTTTCGATCTTCCATATCTTAAATCAACAGATAAATATCCATTTCTTTTTAAAGCAGGATTAAGGATTTTTCCGGTTATTATATTCTTCACATAGCCTAAATTGCTAATGGAATAACATCCTTCGTAACCTTTTATTTCACGCCATATTTCCATAGTTTTTCCTCGCTAATTGAAAGGCAATCCTTCGTCCTCAACTCCATCTGGGATATTAACAAAATCATTACCAATAGCACTGGAAGGCCCCGGTGTATTGCTAGGCTGACTTCCAGCGTTTGAAGAAGCATTTTTGCCATCAGCAAATTCCTGCTCCTCAACAACAATATCCGTGGTGTAGACCTTAACGCCGTCCTTATTTGTGTAATTACCAGTCTGAATTCTTCCAGAGACAAGCACTCTCATACCTTGACGAAAATACTTCTCTGTAAATTCTCCGCCTTTGTCAAAAGCTATACAGTTGATAAAATCTGCTGTCTGCTCATTATTATCTTGACCTCTACGCTTTTTACGATCTATCGCAAGGGTATATCTTGCAATGGCCATGGCTCTTTCGCCCTGTGAATATCTCACTTCTGGATCACGGGTCAGTCTCCCGCATAAAATCACACGATTCATACTTATGTCCTTCTTTCTCCGCCGGCCCATTACTGAACCGGCGGTAATATGTTGTTATGAAATCACTGTAAACTGCGGTAAATCTTCCAATGCAAAACCAAGATATGTTTTGATGTTCTTCATGGCTTCATTTTTCCATGCTCCGCCATCAGCTTCAAAGATAGCACACTCAACTCCACGCCCTTCGCTCTGTTTCATACGGAATACAAATGCACTTTCTGGCTGGTCTATCTCAATAAATGTACGGAACGGGCGCAGGTAAACCGGATTCGGAACAATTGCTTCACCAACGGAAGTAATTCCAGTTTTAATGGTGGCTTTCTGAGTTACACCATCATCACCGTATTGTGCAATTGATTCATCTTTCACGGTACCAGCAAATCTCAAAAGTAACTCGCGATCTTTGTTGTCGATAAACTTTGACTGTAAGGCAATGATAAAACTTTCATGGTCGATATATCTGCCATAGCTGAATTCAGGAATCATAGCTTTTACACTTACTAGAAATTCACGCTTGCGATCTGCATCAAGACAGGAAATTAATTTGACTTCTGTAGGAGAAACTACCTGCACCAGCATCTGATCTGACATCTCGTCAGTAAAAGCCTTTGCATAATCCACCAGACTTGTAAGCGTATTCATTTCAATAGCTGCTGCCCGAAGATTATTATCCACACGATAAATATCCTTATCGGCATATGTATCTCCATTGATAGTAAGGAGTGTTGCTTCTTTTAAACCAACTACATACTGTAAAGCATCTCTTGTCATATCCATAATTCAAATCCTCCTTAAGCCTGTTTGGCTGTTCTCAAATCTACTACTTTGCTATCTGATTCTTCCTTGATTTCCCCCGTTTCAGGATCAACAGTCTTACCATCAACCTTTAAATCTCCCTGCGGTGTCTGATAATCTTCCATAGACATCTGGCCACGAAGCTGTCCGCCATACTCCTGAGCAAAAACTTTTCCAGTCTTTAGATCCTTGCCGATAGCCATTCTGGTGACAATTGGCTTAACAGGAGCCAGTTTTGTTTCAACAGAAATATTTACTTGAGTATCATCTCTATCCTCATTTTGCTCAAATGTCAGCTTAATAGTAACAGCTCTTTTGTTTTTATAGGGAGTATTGGGATCCTGCATGTTTTGTAACACTTTTTCTTGTGCTGCTGTATACAGTTCCTGTAATCCTCCATCTGCCAGTTCTTCCAAATTTACCTTTGCCATGATATTTCCCTCCATAGGCACTAATTAACAGTTACATATATTTCAACCCGGGTTAAAAGCGTCTTATAGTTTAAAGACATTGCGGTCATATTTATCTGTGGTTTTTCAACATTGATTTCATCTTTTTAAGTATACTTTTCTCTAGTCGACTGATATAAGATTGCGAAAGACTAAGTCTTTCCGCAACTTCCTTTTGAGTGTGAGATTTATCACCAAATCCGTAAAGCAAGCAGATTATTTCGCATTCTCTATCCGGAAGAGAATGGACTACCTTGTAAAGCTCGGCAATTTGCTCTGCCTGCTCTAACCTCATCAGCTGATCATCTTCATAGCTCAACGTATCTTTCACTGTCAAATTTTCCTCGGTACCTGTAACAACCGTTTCAAATGATATTGCTTGAATTTGTCTTTTACATTTTCGTAAATACATTAATATTTGATTTTGGACTACTCTGGCTGCATATGTGCTAAAGCACGCACCTTTATCTAAATCAAAGGTATCTGCTGCCCTTATCAAGCCAATCATAGCCACTGATTCATAATCCTCTTCGTAGCCGAACTTTTGCGCTACCGATATGGCCAGCCTCATATTATTTGTGATTAAGCAATCTCTTCGCTTCTGCGGCTCCATAGAACGGAGTATTTCAATATCATTCGCATCTCTGCTAAATTTAGGAATGCCTTTATTTTCACTGCAAATCGCAGTAATCAACTCCTTTGCTAAAAAGGATCTTTATTTATCTCGATAACAAGCCCTGGTACCGCACAATCCACACTAACGTTTCTTCCAGTCACTTTCTGCATTTCATTAATAAAATACTTACCTGAACTTGAACCGGCTCCCAGATGGCACATTATTACGGTCCTAAGGTTCGGTGACTGGCTCGCTTTAATAGCTCCGATACAAGTTTCTAAAGAAGCATGACCTAAGAGTTTATGTTCATAATTAGGAAGGTCCTTATCAATGAATTGCTCCTGGTAGTTTGCCTCAATCAGGAAATGCTGAATCTGCTGTTTCTGGAAATTGTACGGTATGTACTCATAATCGGTAGAAAACAGCAACCTTCCCATTTCCTTATGCTCAATCAGATAACCAAAATTCGGCGTTCCATTATGGGGAACATTGAAAGGAATTATTTTGAATCCTCCTATGTGGATCGGCTTAAACGCTGACACGCCATAAAACTGTGCCCCTGGGATAAATTCAACAGCTTGTTTTGTTTCTTCATTGGTATACACCGGGATTCCGGCTTTTAGAAAATCTTTAGTATTTTTAGAATGGTCTGAATGCCCATGTGTGAGCAAACAACCTTTTATCTTTACAATTTGCCAGTCAATGGCTTTTTTTACTTCAATGAAAGGTTTTCCGCATTCTAACAGGAGAATTTCATCTTTGCCCTGTAATGCATATGCGTTTCCTTTTGAACCAGAGGAGATACATTTCAAGATCACTGAATCACCCCCTTGATTTTATATAGTCTTTTATGGGACACATTTCTTCCCATATTTCCATTAGCTTCATAGTGCTTAATTTCAAGTAATCTTTCTTACCTTTCCGCTTTAACCTGATACTTTCCAAATCTATATAACAGGTTGATATCCCTAATTGTAAGAGCAGGTACGGAATATTGCTGTCATAAAAGAGCCACCCTTTTACAGATTGATATGGCTTAAAATTATCGAACCCTTTGGTTCTAGCAAAACCATCTGCTTGCTCTTCTGATAAGTCATGTAGAAATGCTCCCGATTTAGTAATAAGGGCTATCATTACTCTTCCACCTCACTGTCCAGTGGCATTTGAAAGACGTTATTCCGCATGAATATGTATGGCCTTTGCACCTGTGCCGCATTGTCATACAACTGGTCAATATACAAGCTACTTTCATAGGCTTGCGGTATCATGCCCATAACTTTCTTGGTCTTTTCCATGGAAGAATACTCTGCCAGCAATGAACCCTTTCCAGTATCTCCTGACATGCACATTCTGATATGATTATCCGTTGCATATAAGGCGGTCATCTCGTATGGAACATCAATCTTACCGTTCTGTGAAATAATCCTCATAATGTCCTCCTATGCCCAATCAGGCTTTTGAGGCTGTGGTGCTGGCTCCGGTTCTGCCTGCTGTTCTGGTACTTCTTCACCTGCAGATGATTCTTCCCGTTCAACTGCATCCGACTCCTCTGGCATAGGAAATTCTTGTACATTGGCATTTTCAGCAATCTCCTTTTGAACCTGCTCTGCCATATTCTCCACGGTCACATAGCCATCTTCTGACCCAATATCAATGATTTCCTCTTTCGTATAAAGACCGAATTTTAATTCAGGGCAATTCATGCTTACAAAGAAAGAAGCTGCCCGATACCTTAACATAATCTGCGGCATGGTTTTCCATTTGCTACCGTTCTTTTCCAGCCACTTTTCATCTTTGGCCATATCCATGGTTACTTCCGGTCCGGTGACCTTACGTCCGTTTCTGGTAGTCCAGCAATAGCACCCAAATGGCTTACCGTTCTTATCTTTAGTTTCCTCAAACTGTAACTCAATCTCGTATTTACCGGAACTGTTTACCATACCAATAAGGAACTGTGACCGCCATGAGGGCCGGCCCTGGATAACATCTAATCCCTGCATAACCATTAGAGGACTCGTCTGCATACGGACCGCCATTTCAATAGCAACTAAACCGTTAGCGAAATTCCCTTGATACTCCTTGGGAACAATGGTGGAACTTGCAAAGGCTTTCGCCATCTGCGTGGCCATCATAAAATTATCGGAGGTGCCGAAGATACCTTTGCTAAAATCTGTATTAAATTTGGTGATTTCCTTGGACTCCTGAACGGCTACTTCCTGTTTCTTACTTGCCTGCTCTCCCATAATTATTTATCCCCTTTCTGTTTTCTGAACATCTGCTTGAATCTTTCTAACCAATTAACACCTGCTGCCTGCCGGGCAATGCTCATTGAATTACTACGGTACGCCGCTGCTGTTGCTATACTTCCCAGAACCTTGCGATTCTGATAAAAACTCCGATGACTTCTCTGCTTATGTTTTAGTGATCCTGCCATCTCTATTTCTCCTTTTCCAATAAATAAGTTGCTTTCATATCCGCTTCATGCAATGCCAAAATCAGAGGATATTTTTCCATGGCTGTTCCCAGAGTATTCCAAAGTTCCTTCGGCTCGTAAGAACCCATATGCCAGCGAATGGCGTACCTTTCAGCCGGTAACAGTTTTATGTATTCCTTAATCATCATGACACTCTTTTCCCCGTGACCGTAAGGAATCAAGTCATTTACCGTGTAGAAGGGAACCTGTACCCATGCACCGGATTCCTCCTTCTTGTTACGCATTTCTGTGATATAGAAATACGTTTTGCAAAGGTCATGGAGTAAAGAAGAAATTACGATGCTTTCACTCTGCACATTTACTAATACTTTGTGCCAGATAGCATTGTCACTTGCTTTCTTTTCTGCCAAACAATCAAGAACATTCAAACTATGTTCCAGTAAACCACCCTCATAGGCTCCGTGGAATCTGGTACTTGCAGGAGCCGTATAAAAATCACTCTTGCGAATAAATTCAAGGAGATTTTCAATTCCCGGACGCTTTGTTTCCAGCAATAACTTCTCAAATCTTTCAATTAATTCCTGTTTCACTTTTTTCCTCGCTTTCCTTTCTGATTGCCATATGAAACGCTCCCCTATCAAGCCAATTCAATACGGTTATCAACTGCGTATGTTTTATAACTTCAATGTGCCTTGTCTGGTGAAACCACATAACCCATTCTTGTTTCAAAAGTTCATCAAGTGACGTGATTGGAGCACCTTCTTCAAACAGCCGTTTAGACTTCAGGTACTCCTTATGCTTCTTGATATTTTCACATTCAGCACAAGGAGATTCGTAAGATGGGTAATGCTTGCCATTATGCTCCCAACTCAAAGCACAATATCTACAAGGATTCTGTTTCATCACTCTTTCACTCTCTCAAACTCATAAATACTGTTCATGGTCTCAATTTGTATCCGGTATTCGCTTTCGCCAATACCTGTTACACGGCTCGTTCTCAAAGAGTAACCCTGGTAATCGGTGCCATCAGCTTTAGTAATGTAATTGATAATCATAGGATTACCAATATGTGCTTTTGGCTTTTCACAAATTCGTCCGATCCGCAACGGATATCTCCCATCAATTCTTGGAGTACCATCTTTATGTGTGATTCCAATTATTTTGTATCTCTCCATATGTTCAGCAGCATCTTGTAATTCAGCCGCCGATTCTTTTTCCACAGCCCTCCCGACAATTGTCTTTACCTTATCCCGGAAAGCTTCAATCTCACTTTCCGGTACATCAACTTCGGTAACAATTCCCTTTGCAGAAGAGTTAATTTGCACCAAATCTTCGGTAGATACCTCTTCTTCTGAAAAATATGTATAGGCTTTACCGCTGGGCACTTCACCCTTTAGAAATTGCACTTTAATAATCTGCATTTAGATCTCCTCCATTTCTTTTTCAAGCTTTCCAATCCTCTCATCAATAATACTTTTAAATTCATTAATCAACCGATTCATACTTAATGAGCCAAGATCTGCATTGCCAGCAATTGCTACGCTTCCAGAAGCCGTTTTAAACTCGATAGAATAGCATTCCGGCGGTAGGTTGATAGACTTTTTCAAATCACTCAGATGTTTAATATGTTGCATGATTGGTTCGGCTTTCTCAAACTGGGCTTTATTCACTTTAGGCCTTCCTCCATTTTCTTCTTCCAACATTTCTGTTATTTTGTCCAGATGCTTCATATCTTCATCTTTCAGACGATTGGCTGCCACAACAAATATCTTCAAAGCGTGCATGAACTCTGTAATACGTAAAAGGCTTCCAGTGTCCATTACGCCATCTCAACTTTACCAGACAGTGTAATTTCGATGCCATATGCTTCATTAGCGTATACACAAATCGAATGTTCATTGAAATTGAAGTTCGTATTCATTCCGTTTGTAAGATGAGATAACAATCTTCTCTCTGTGGTACTTCTGCTACTCGGTTCACTAAATTTGATGTTTCCATCTGCAAAGTTAATTAAGCTACAATACGGTGCAGTGTTTTCCCAACGATCACTCCCTTTGTTATTTCTAAATGAAGTTACAATATATGTTCCAAGTACAAATCCATTTCGGAGATTTCCATTATTAAGACGTATCTTGTTGTCTAAATCCCTAAATCTTTCGTTTTTAATAAGTACCTTAGCCATTTTATACTACCTCCACTTTCAACTCCTTATTATCCGCCCGGCTCATAACAATTAGCTGGCTCTCACATGCCGGAAGCCGCCACGGATCAAGGCTTTCCCCGTCATCAAGAATTACTGGACACTGAATACCTACAATCTTCTGGATAGTCAAAGCGATAATCATCATGGCTTCTATCTTTCTACCGTGATTTGCTGTATTGTCATGAATTTCGTAACCATCAATTCTTGGCACACAATAATCCTTTTTGTATCCACCGTTCTTAGCGAAAGCAAACAAATCCCATGTTAACCTACCACCGAAATAGCTGTTGATTGAATCAACCAAAAGTTCATTCTTTTTCTGGTCAAGCTGATCCAGTAAATCAAGAATTCTTTCACAGTCAGCTTTTGACTGTTCTTTCTGCAACTGCTCTTTGCGAAGGAAAGATAATCGCTCTTCCAGTTCCACATTCTTAGCTGTTCTGGAAATCTTCCCTTTTACGGAATCCAGTTCGGTCTGAATTTCCGCTTTTCTATTCCGCAGCGTAGCCCGGTAGTCAGCTCCAGTATTCATTGCCTTTAAGGCTTCTTCCTTTTTTGTAATCTCATGACACAAGGCTTCATATTCTTGGTTATCAGATAGATCAACGTGAGCAGGAAGAGAATCCATTTCATCCTTTGCCTTGTTTTTGGAACCATTGGCTTTAACCTTCTGCTCATTAGCTAATTTGAGACGTTCCTCAATAGCAAGAAACTCTTCGTTTTCCAGTTTCTCAATTTCCGTTTTTAATGTACGACCTTTTTCAGAAATGGTAGTCAGAAGGTCTGATCTTTGCTGCTCCCATTTCTTCTTTTCACTCTCATACATTTCACGGTGCTTCTGGCTGTTTATTTCACACTGGTCCTGCTTTTGGGTCTTAACTACTTCTGGCAATTCCTGCCCACAAGTTGGGCAAACAAATACATCTGAGCCCAATTCAGGAAGCGGTGAATATTGGGAGAAAATTCTCTGCGAAGTGTTTGTATATTCCTCTAATAAACTGGCTTTATGTTCTTTTTTTCGGTCTATAGCTTCCAGTAATCTCTGCTTATCCATTTCTGCCATAGAAGAATTATTCATGGCCTGACGAAATTGAATCTCTGCTTCATCAATTCGCTTCTGAATTTCTTTCTTTTTCTCTACCAGAGTTGCGTTTGCAGCCTGCTCGACACCAGAACGTTTAAACTGCAAGTCCATGATATCTTTGGACATAGAGTCAAGCTGCTTGGACTGTGTTAGCGAATCATCTTCCTGCTTCTCAACATCAGCAATCTGGCGTTGCAGATCGTTTTTCTGCAGTTCCAATTCAGCTGTATCAATATCTTCCACAATTTGGCGGCTTACCTCATCTATCCGACCAGGATAGCCAGCAATTTCCTTATTTAGTTTCAGTACGCTGGCCTTATTCATAGAAGAAATCTCTTCAATGTCGTACTTTTCAAGCAACGGCACCAGCTCCGAAAAATCGGGATACTTAGCCACAATGTCTTTAATGGAAATATCCTGTGGAAGTTTAAAAAGGAACTCTCTCATCTCTTTTGGTTTCTTAGCTAGGAATGCTCCGATGTTCATACACATAAGCAGATCATCAAAATCAAAGTCAAAATAGGCAATAAAGTCTTTAAGATTCTTCTCCACGCCATTGATGGAATATGTATTATCATCAGAATAGCTACTGTCCTTTTTGGTAGTCCGTTTCTGTACTTTCTTTGCAATGATTTCTTTACCATCAACTTCCATAGTGATTTCACCCACCACAGGAACATCTGCCACAGGAATCTTGTCTACCTCCCTGCGCACCTTTGG